ACTCCACATCTTTACGAAATGAAGGATATAAAACCTTTGCATCTTTTCGCTGTTTTTCAAAATATTTAATATAAATATCTTCCTTAGCGATCAGCGGTTCGCGTATCATTGCCCATGCAACTTGTACTGTCTGCATTTCTGGTTCATACGGCTTGGGATGAATTTTAATCCACTTTCCTTGAAATCTTACTATGTCCATTTAGTTATCTAAAAGACATAGTGAGTAAGTTTCCATTTTTAACATTGAAAACGGATTAGGCAGGTTCTAGTTTAGATAACTCAAATGGCGCCTAATATGAACAATCAAATTGTCAACAATAATCACATGGGAATCAAGAATCTGTTTGATGTCCTGGTTGAGATGCGAATTCGCTGGCCAAATCACAGGTGGTTACCTCCTTACATTCCTGCCAATGATAACCGTTGGCTTCTTCGGATTGAGCGAGGCCATCGCTACATGAATGTGGAGCTGGATATTGATTACGATGCACAGTCTGTTATTGCATGTGTTCTAGAAAATCATGGGTTTGAGCGACGTGAGTTTACTCCCTTGATGAACGCATTCATGGATGCGTTTGATTATTAGGGAAAACCAACAAGATGAGCGCCAATACCAAATCCTGCGCCCGTACGCGCGGAAGAGCCAACAGACGGCGCATAAACATCAAGAATAGCAAAGGTTGCCATTGCGACCAGAGCAATCATTCCGATCTCCGATACACGGAGACTTTTTCCACCCATATACGTCGGTAGCCAGTATGCAGCGATAGCTACTGCTAGACCCTCAAGACCATACTTAACAGCACGAGCGACAAGTTCACCAATATCTACACCTCCTGGCATAGAAGCTTGTTTAGGATGAGGCATTTATATCATTAAATGAAAATTATTGGCCAAATAGAAATACTAAGCCAGATATTACTCCTGCATGAACCGCAGCATTGGCCCATGTAACTTGCCCTCCCATAATCCACCGCTTATTTGGGCCCGGAGGTATAGAAAGAATTACACCCGGAGATAGTAAAAAAACACATAGAGCAACAAGTCCGACAGTCTGTAATGAAGCCATTTATACTAAAATACTTACAAAAAGTAATGAAGCATATACGCTACAGATTTTTAATAGATGAAGATGTAATAAAACATCACTCTATTCGTAATACAGCTATTATTCATTATGCAATAATGTGTTACTTAAATCACCCAGAAGGTTGGTCGACACAGGGTTATTTTTTTGAACCTGTTGACTCCCACGAAAAGGTTTCAATTCGTCTTGTTTTGCCAAAAACTATTAAAAATATTGCTGGTTGTAGCGAAAATCTTTCCTGTGCCGAGTTAGGGGGTCGGTTTATATATTTGAATGCAGATCGCTGGTTTCATGGTTCTGCAAAAAGTAAATTAAATTTAGACGATTACCGGCAATATTTGATATCCCATGAAATAGGACACATTCTTGGACATGGCCACGAAAAGTGTCCATGCAAAGGTTGTAAGGCACCTATAATGATGCAACAAACACTGGGTATCGGAAATTGCAAGCCAAACACCTCGTTAGAATAAGAACTTTCACAGACGCCTATATTTATAAATAAATGCCCGAACTAGAGACACTATCCAAGACAGATGAGAATGGTAAGGTAATAGACTACCTTGAAGAAGATACTGAAATTCCTACCCAGAGATATGTCATTCTTTCATTCCTTTCTCCTGAGAAGGTTATTAAGCAGAGAAATGAGTATTTCAATGAGCAGTTTATTCAGTGGCTAGAGTATGATTGGAAGGCTAAGGGTATGGAACACTTTGTAGCCTTCCTTTCTAAGAAGTACACTCTAAAGGTTGATGATCTCTTCAAGGATCTCGAGGAGTTCAAGAAGGTTCATAATGAGGAAATTGCCAAGACTGATATCAAGGAGCAGTATCAGGTATTTCTTCTTCAGAAGGAAAAGGAACTAGATGTACAATTTACTGAGCTTGTCAATTTCCAGACGAATGTTCGTGGAGTGAAGGTTCGTCGTGTCTTTCAGAGCCTTGAGGAGTGCCAAACTTATGCAAAGGTTCTACAGCGCCGTTGCCCCAACGACAATATCTTTGTTGGTAAGGTAGGAATGTGGCTTCCTTGGGATCCTTCCGAACATATGATGCCTGAGGTTGAGTATGCAGAACAGGAGCTGAATGAGATGATGCGTCGCTATAAGGAGGGTGAGGTAAATCGTGACATATTCTTTGAGGATGAAAAGCGGGAACGTATTAATGCTCATAAGAAGGAACAAGAGGAGAAGAAGCGCAAGAATCTTGAGGATGCCAAGAAGGATGCCGGTATTGCGGAAATCAAGGATCTAGACAATAGTTTCCAGCAGTCCATCCATCCTTCTGAGGGAGCCATTCGCGACCTTTAAAATCAAACTATAACATAAATGTCTGGTAGAACACAGCGTAACCGTAAGGTGACTCCAAAAGGAGTTCTATATAAAAAACAGTTAGCTGTTTCATCAAAAAAGGCAAAAAATAAATCTGATATGCAAGATCTCGTTAAATCAATGCAGGCTACTGATTTAGGAAGACCTACTGAAAGTGCAATAGCTGAGACTACAATGCTTATTCAATCTTCCGCTCCTAGGGGGCCGATTATTCAACCTGCAACCTTTGTACCGCCATCTGTAGATGGAACTATGAATAGTCTTTCATCTGCAATGAGGAGAACTACTTTGGGAGGTAAGCGTAGACGTAGACGTAGACATAGACATACTCGCAGACATAGACGTTAGTCACGATCCTTACCTTGCTGTTTAACATGTACCCAGGGACTACTGTTTTTCTTACGGAGATTATCGGGACTGTAATCATCTTGAGCTAACATTGCACTTGAAAATGGCTTATTATCAAGCCACAGAGAATCATCGCACATTTTAAATTGCGGATGATCTTGTGCCTTATACCAAAAAACTTGATCTTCAAGGCGATTCGACTGAACCCCGTTGCAGATTACTAAGCATTCGAAGTTTTCGGTACATTGATCCATAAACTGACAGAACATCTCAAATGTAGGAAACATTCCTGCATAGTTTTCATAAATTCTTCTGCGATTTCCAAGAATTGTTTCGCGAAGAATGAAAATAAAATCAACATTTGTTCTCAAATTTGGTGTAATACCAAGAGGATACTGCATAGTAATAATGGTCATTAAATCAATATGACGTCCATTCATGAAAACATATCGAGTAGATTCTTCCTTGATCCAGGAGGCGTCATAAAGACAATCATCCAGAATCAGAAAAGCGCGAGGATCTATGCTGGAACTCCCACTTTTCTTGCCTTCATTTCTTTTGGTCTTTGCGCCAAGTTGTCTTTTGATAACACCCATAATGATTTCTGGCTTGTATTTATCATGTATAAGCTTGGATGGAACCATATGTTGGAAAAATTCATTGGCAACCTCAGTTCCTGAAATTACTGTACCGATAGGAAATGCAGATTGAGTATTAAATAGAATATCACGAACTAAGAAAGATTTACCAGTATCCTTTTTGCCGATTACAACTATCATTGGAGATTTTCTTGAATCAATACTGCACCGATCTTGAATCGTATCAATATTAAATTTTTTGATTTGAAAGTTCATCTTACTTATACTGCGTGAACTTTTTCATTATGCTTTAACCCTTCACTATAATATGGTCAAACGAAAGCAGACCAGTGACTTACGGACTGGAACTTTCAGTATGAATGTACATAAATATACTTCTATGCCTCTATTGAAGACTACATCAGCAGTACATTGGGGTTATGAAAATGTTCAGCCATTTTTTCCTCCTGTTGAAAAATTATTCAAAACTCAAGATCTGGAAAATTTTTCAGACTATGGTATTCATTTTGATAATGAGATAGCGAGTGTTGTCTCTCCGACAGAAATTAGAACAACAACCGGAGAAACTGTAGAAATTCATCGAAAGAGCACAATGATTCTGAGTCCATTCAATTGGATGCAAAACGAGTATTCAACTCTAATTTTACCTACAACACAGGAACAATCAAAGATTACTTCTGATAAGATTCAATCGCCAAATAATGCAGCCTACGTTGGTGCACTTATCTCTGCAATATTTTCTAAAACTGGTTTTCCAAATTTTCCGATAGTTTATGGACTTCTGAATGGTATATCTAAGTTTCATAAGATTGATATTTCAGATGATTATGAAGAATTGTGTGAACGTTCTTGGTTTTCTGCAAATATTGGAAAGCTTTTTGAAATTGAATTAGACAATAATAATGAAACTCCATCTGTATTTAAACATACCAGAACTTCAAAAAATAGAATAGAATTAGGAGAAGATATATCTCTCGGTCATGTAGAAGAAGTAAGTGCTGTTGGCGGTGATTCTCTTCCGGCAGAAATCAAGCATATGTTTCATGAAACTAAAGAGGAATCGGAAAATATGTCAGATTGTTCATCTGTATCAACTTCATATCTATTTCACGCACATTCTTGCGATTGTAGTGAGTATTCGGATGACGAAACTGAAGATGAAGAAGAGAGTAGTTTTGCTTGGGCTAAGTTTACCCATGTACCTGTTCAAGTTACTATCATGGAGAAGTGTGAAGGGACATTGTACGGACTATTCACTAAATTCCCGGAACCCCAAAAACAAATTGCATGGATATCCCAGGTAATATTTACCTTAGCATATGCTCAGCGTAATTTTTCATTTGTACACAATGATCTGCATGGCAATAATATTATGTATATAAAAACAGATTTAGAATACATCAATTATAACTGTGGAGGCACCATCTATCGTATTCCAACATATGGATATCTAATGAAACTAATTGATTTTGAACGTAGTGTTCTTTCAGTGAAGCTAAACGGTATGAAAGAACCAAAAATATTTATGAGTGATCATTTTTCACAGGAAGAGGAAGCAGGTGGACAATACAATTGCGAACCATTCTATAATTCCAAATTTCCAACTGTTAAACCCAATCCTTCTTTTGATTTGGTGCGTCTTGCTACATCGATGTTCTGGGATATATTTCCCGAAGGGCCTGATCATGCAGACTATAAGGAACAACCACTATTTAATCTATTTATTAAATGGCTAACTCTTCCTGATAAGACGTCTATTCTTTTTGGAAGTACAAATGTGAAGCACGACAGGTATCATGGATTTAATTTATATAAGGCGATTGCACGTCATTGTAAGGATACAGCTGTCCCTCGCAAGGAGATTTTGGAATTGAAGAAATTATATGAAGTAACCAGTGTTCCACAAGGAGAGAAGGTTCACGCAATTGATTTTTAGAACGTAGGAACACCTACAAACATATCTTGAACTGCAGTAGGAATTTCTACTTTGCTAATAACCTCAGAAACACCTTCTGCACTTGTTGCGAAAACAACTGCAGACGTTAAAAGTCCACCAAATAGAGAAAGTTTAGCACCATTTTCCCACGAAATGGGTTCATTTTTTGCCCTTCTATCCAGAGCATAAATTATAAAACATACAATCGCAACTGCAAGTGATGCGAGAACAATCATCATTTATTGATTTTTAGTGTAAATGTTTACAGGTTTAGAACGAGAGTATCACTTGCCCTGTCCGTGAGTTCATCCATTGCACTCTTTTCTACAACTTCCTTTTTATCCAGATCTTCAAACTCAATCTGAGCAGCCTCTTCGGACAGTACTAATGCTTCCTTCTCTTCATCTTCCGAATCAGTTTCATCCACAGATTCATCTTCATCAAATGAAACAGCCTTGTTTTCAACGACCTCGGGAATTTCGGTGATAACATCGGTCTGTTTTGGCTGTGCAAAGTATTTCTTTGCAATAGCCTCCCAAGGAAGAAAGCCACGAATGGTTAGTTCCATGCATTCGACCACAAGACGCTCAACCTCTTGGCGATTACGGGCCTGCTGTTCCATGGTAACACCTACCGTCTTAAACAGATAGGCAACCTGCCAAATCTTTCTGGCAGAGTGCTTATACAGTTCGTGAATGAACTTGGAAACATTCGGGCTATCAAATTCAACATTAATCTCCGAAGATGATCCACGATATTGAAGCGATGCAAACGACTTCATGTATGCGATAAACACTCCCATTAATAGATCGTCTAGGTATCCACACTTTGTTACCTTAACAATTCTTTCAACTTCAGTACTTAGAGTTGCATCAGACCATTCAGGAATACGGGTTAGCATATTTTGAAATGTTCGGAGAAGCTGGTCCATCTGGCTATTCCGTTCGCATAGTTCTACAGAAGACTTATAGATACTCCAAAACCCTTCACAG